CATATACCATGCGTACATAAAAGGGCGGGACAAAGAACCATCATAGTTTTTTATATCAATAGCAATAAAAATTTCTTGATCGAATAATTTTGGATCATCAAAAAATAAATACATTTCCATATGGTGCCATTCTCTACTATATACGTTAATACCAATAGAAGATTCATTATAAATACGATTATGGAGAAACCAGGATCTAAAATCTCCATATAGACGTCTTTGTTCAATAAGTGTCAAAACACTTCCATTAGAAAAAATCCGTCCTTTACCTGCCTCTACTTTTTCCTTTAAGAGGCATTCAACTTTATAGGTATCAATATAATATCCAATAGTACGTTTTGATTGTTCAAGCTTATCATGTATGGATGTTACATCAGCTATTATCTCTTTCGCAAGGGGAGTATCAAGAGCAAACTCACCCTCTTCTCCAAAAGCTTGTTTTTTTCCTTTCGGACCATGTTTATCGATTCTGTTTCGCTTTGGGAAGCCTAACGAGGTAGCCCGGTTAAGGGGACGCCAATAGACATCACCAGGCTTTCCAACGATAGCTTCCTCCGTAGTTGACATGGAAACATTACCGGGATGATAGATACTTCTTTGATTATAAAACCAACTATAATATTGAACAAGTGTATCTAAAAAATGTATAGAAATAATAGCAGTAGATGGTATGTTTTTTGACATAGCCATTCGAAAGGGTTTTATATAGGAACCATTATAAAACCTCTTTTTAGGATCAGTTGGCATATGGTGAACAGTACCAACATCATGAAGGGGACCTGGAATAATATCTGACTTAAAAGGAATAATAGGATCATCCACTTTACAAAAAGGAGTGTGGATAGGGTCATCACATTGTACTTCTGGATCGTAATAGTCTAAATAATCTGAATCAGGAACAGGAGCAATTTTAGAATAATACTGAAGAACTTCATCAATATACTCTTTATAAACTGGAACCGCAAGACCACATTTAACTTTAGGATCACCAGCACTATGAATGCCAAGAATTTTCCTACCGGCAGTAGAAGGTCGAGTCATTGTCAAAACGGCACCACATTGCCCCACAACAGTGGGAATATCATATATATACATTTTACCATTAGAATATTGCAAATAATCAGCAGTACCAACTGCAGTAGACCCTATTTTACATGGTCTAATTTCTAAGACAGAACCCCCAGAGGGTGTCCACAAACAACCATCAAATTTACCAGACTTAGGTATTTCTTTTTTTGATAAAAATTTTGAACTAATGTGTGAAAAAACTTTAAAATAATGACCGGAAAGGGAGAAGAAAATAACATCACGTTTCTCTAATGAACTGGTAGTGACAAAGTCATCTTCTTTAGGCACCCACGGATGTGGATGCCTGTTAGGATCATTTTGATAAGTAAGAATAAGAGGAGTTCGTTCACTAATAATGCCATCTTCAACATAGCGCATTATAAGACTGTAAATATGATTATTCATAAGTCCAATTCG